AAAAATAACCCCCTTAGAAATTAATCTTTGGGGGTTTATTTTTTCCACTATCTACTAGGTTGTGGACACCTTAACCTTTTGGAGTAACGGTAGTAGACTTACCGCCAATGAATTACTTATAATTCTTGCATCTACCTAAACATTTACCAGCTCTTTTACATAGTAAAGGTGTAGGACATTGTGGATTTGGTTTAAACATTTTGACCTCTCTTTTTATATAGTTTCTTTAATGATTCTCTAGCTTGATTTCTTAAACCATTAGCTTCAGCTTTAGCAGCCTTATTTATTTTAGCTAGTTGTTCTGAATCTTTAGGTGACTTATCTTCTCTTAATCTAGCTTCTACATAAGCATCAATATTATCTTGATAAATCTTTTCTATCATTACCTCATTAATCTTAGGTGTGTAAGCAATATCAGGGTCTAAGTTAAATTCTTTAACAATATCCATATCATCTACACCTAACTCAGCTTGCATATTATAATTAGTATTCATCTTCTGTTACCTCTTTTATTTGTAAGGTATGTGTATTATACCTATATAATCTTTCTACACCGTCACAATCAATAGCAGTGAAGTAAGGATGAGTATCAAATATTACTTCAAACATCTGTTGCATTTCATTATCACTTAATTGTAAGTGTTCTCTAATATATTCAAAGCCAAAATCTTCTTCGTATAATCTTACGATAGCATCATAATTTTCTTCTAGCTTATTTAATAATTTCTGGTCTATCTCTGGTCTCAGCATTGTTTCCCTCCATATAGGCAATAAAACTTTCTAGCCAGTTATTACCCTCCATAGGGTAAGTATACTGCATTGTCTCTTGATGAATAACTTTTTCATCTTCGTTATGAGCTATATTCACTGTCAGCTGTACCATCTTACTCATTTCTTTATCTCCTTATTATTAATTTTATTATAACCTAGAACTGCCATACTCTTGAGTAAAGATTGAATACAATCTTCCGCTGCATTAACAGTCTTAGTACTTACTTTCTCATCTTTAGCTATCTTCATAGCACTATCTAACATAATAGATAGGTCTTTAGATAATTCATTTTCCATTTTATATTCCTTATTATTAAAGCCCCCTAGAGTTCCTCTATAAGGGTGGCTTAGAGATATCTTAATAGTTACATACCTCTTTTGGTGGTTTAAATTTAATAGCTTGAGCACTACTATTAAAATAATTTTCTTTTTCTAGCGCTCTCGTCTGCATAAGTTTTCTGGTCTCGGCATAGTGGATCGAGGCTGAGCTTAAATATTGCTCTAGAATTGTAAATTTGAAACACTCAGCACCTATCTCTTTTATCTTCTTATTGAAGCTATCTGATGAGCCTGTATATGTCTTCCAATCTGATTCTTTCCAACAATCTTCTCTCCACTTATCTGACCCTTTATCTTTGACTGGATTCTTAAGTGACCTAACTTTAGGCGGTCTAAGCTTCCAATAAGTCTTACGACCTATGTATCTTATATCTTCAGTAGTACAAACTATTTCATATATAAAACCAAAGTATTTATCAGGATCAGGTGTCTCACCTTCCCAGTGATGTTTATGCTTTTCTGACATTAGCCATTCCTTTATCGTTGTATTTGATTATAACGCCATTACCTTTATATGACTGACCATTACATACTTCAAGAAGTTTAACTCGTATATCATCTAATTCTTTAGCTGCCTCATCAGCTTTATGTTTAGCAACTAACCAATCATTAGTTAAGTCATTCCATTCTTTAGTATTAATCTCTACAACATCAGTAGTAGCTGGTATAGGTTCTCCTTTAAAGAACTCTTCCCAACCATTTAGTAGTTGTTTAACTAGCTTCTTGTTCTTCTTAAAGATTCTATGTTGACCATTTTTAGTCTCAGCACAATAAACAAAGAAGTGACATTCATCTACTTCAGCTAACAACATTTGTTGTGTCATCTGTAATTGATAATGTATAGGTAACTCAGCTTTATCTACCATAGCTTTCCATAAAGGTGAATTACAACCTTTCAATGGACACTTTATTTCTAATATAGAGTTACCAGTCAACTGTTCCATGCCATCTAGTGATGCCATTAATGGTAGACCTTGTATCTTATTAGTAATACATAATGGTTCAAAGACTTTATTTAATTTATCCTGGATAAACTGTCTAGCCTCATCTTCATATTTATGTCCATGAGCCATAGCAAATGTCATATCTATCTGCATGTTACCCTTCTTTAACTGATATAGTTCATATCTGTTTTTAGGGTTCCACGGACTAACCTCACATGCTGCTGCAGCTTCAGACGCAGTACCATATTTCTTTCTGATTTCTAACCACTCATCACTACCTTGTGGTAGTTCATCTTCAGTGTATACTTTCTTCATAATATCTCCTAGTGAATATCTAACCAACTATTACCTATTTTAGCGTTGCCATCCATTCTACAGGCAAAACCTAATTCTTCACCTGCTTCAGTAGCTGATTCTTCTAGTATCTTAGCTAGTTCACCAGCTCTACTTGGATCGCATTCAAAGTTTTGTTCATCGTGCATTACAGCTAATAACTTACAATCGATGTTTGCATCTCTAATCTTTCTATCAGAGATTACCATCCAGTTCTTAGTTAGTATTGCCTCATTACCTTGAAGTAAATAGTTTAATAGTTTATGTTTACTGTTGCATAGTATCTTTCTACCATCTTGAGCAATAATATATTGATTGTTACTTCTTTCGAATTGAGAATCAAGTTTATTCTTAGTATTACTTAATGCAGGTAGTCCTTTAAGAAACTTAGACTTAAGTTCTTTTGCTTCTTTAGTTGTGATACCTAAATCACTAGCAGTCTTAGCATCTCCAGCACCAAATAAGAAACCATAGATAAATGTCTTTGCTTTCTTTCTATTTGGTTTACCGTCTTCATCTAACAGACCAGCAATCTTTGCGTTTACAGAGTGTATGTCTGTACCTTCTTCTTCTTTGCCTTCAATAACAGTATTGTTATAATCAGGGTCACCCATAGCTGCTGCTAATAGTCTTAACTGAGCTGATGCTAAGTCACAACCTACTAACACTTTACCTTTAGGTGCTACGAAGATACTTCTTAACTCTTTACCATATACAGCGTGGTCACTTGGTACATTGACTAAGTTACGATGTCTCATACGACCAGTAGCTGCGCCTAAAGTCATTGGTATACATTCAAGTCTGTTGTCTTTTCTAATAGTGTTTAACCAACCAGTATTATCATTCTTAACTGACCTTAACATATTCCTTCTATGACTATAAATCATATGTAAAGCTATGTCTTTACCTAAGTCACCTTTAATAGTATCAAAACTATCTTCAGTTAGTTTAGGTGAAGAGCGTTTGTTATTACCGTTCTCATCTACTTTCATATTCCATTCAGTAGGTTGCCAACCTTCTCTCATTAAGAAGTCTTTAATAAGAGCGTGTTGAGTCATTTCGATTGGTGTAACTTTAACTCTACAATAATCACCATTAACCCTTAGCTTAAATATATCTTCAGACATATAGTTAAAGTAATTAGCACCATCAAAGTATTTAAGTATGTGAGCATGTAAGTCACCTTTCTTAGTGTACTTTGGTGTAACAAATTTATCTATTGAGTCTAATCGTTTAATATTAGGTGGTAGTTGTGGTGATATCTTATTAGCTAGGTCATTTATCTTATCTGTTAAGTCTTGAAAATAACTTTCAGCTAAGTCAACATCTACTAACCAGCCATTCTTAACCTGTTCAGCACTGATTCTTGCTACTTCAAATTCAGTAGTAATTACTTTGCCTGGTATCTTAGCTAGTTTAAATTCCTTTCTTAATTCTAAAAGAACTCTTACATTGATTTCAACATCTTGTTCACATCTATGTAACATTCTTTCTTCAAAGAAAGACCATTGCTCTTGAGACGGTTTAGCTAATCCTAATCGTTCACCCCATTGAGCAAGTCCATGACCACCTCTACTAAAGTTAAGAAGCTGAGATAATAATAAAGTATCAGTTACTTTTTTATTGTACTCAAACCTATATAACTTATTTAATAAAGGTAAATCATAAGCGTAAATGTTATGACCTATTAATGAATCAGCTTTAGACATCTCATATAAAGCTGTTGCAATAGATTGATAACCTTCTACTTCATCAGTGTAAGTTACTCTTTCCTTAGTATCTAAGTTATAAAGCACTATACACCATACTTTAGTAGCATCATTAAGCAATCCATCAGCTTCAATGTCGAATACATAATTCATATATTACTCCTTATTATTATTATTAAAACGGTACTACATCATCATACTCTTCTTCTTCAGCATCAGCAATATTAAATTCATATTTCTTTACTGAGATTAATCTACCAGTAGATTCGTTAAACTTAGCAGAACCAGCATAACCTGTTCTACCAGTAAATCTATTCTTAAGTACATTGACTTTCACTTGATTTCTCTCTTCAACACTATCTGCATACTTGTTTCTAGAGAAAGCAATAATTTGAAACGCTATTTGTTTCAGAGAACCTGAGCCTTTCAAACTATCTTCAGTGACTTCAGCACCTTGTTCATATGATATAGAACCTATACCAGTCTTTCTTAGATGAGATACTACACCGACCCATACATCAAACTTCTTACAAAGTTTAAGTAAGTCAGACATAGTCTTATCCATTGCTTTGTTTACATCACCGTCAATCTCGCTTACAGCTATTGTAATATGATCTAGGTAAATAAACTTACAACCTATCGCAGCTAGATATTCTATCTTATGCATTAAGCTATCATCTGATAAAGAACCTTGGTGGTCTAGCAATGTAAATCTACCTGTACCAGCAGTAGCTTCCCAAGCTTTTCTACCCTCATCACCTTTCCTATCAAACTTAGTATCAGGTAAGTTGATTCTTTTATTAAGATGAATACCGATAATGCCGTCAAGAGTTTCTTTAACAGATTCTTCTAACGATACAATACCTATTTGATGGTCTGTAGTAGTAAGTAAGTGGTATATATCTTCCTTAACAAAGGTTGACTTACCTGTACCAGTACCTGCAGTGAAGATTGTTAACTCACCTGTTCGTCTGCCGTATGTAAAGCTATTTACACCACAGAAACAATCAGGATAAGGTACACTATCTTCTCTCATATCCTTAGAAAACTCTTCCCATGTAGAAGCGGAGTTAATAATACCTGCTGGACTATATGTTTCTGCTCTCCATAAAGCATCTTCAAGTTCTCTTAAGTGATTACCTACAAGATAGTCACTAGCATCTTTACCGTATCTACCTAGCTGAGCAATCTTTGCTTTACCTGTCCTAACTACTTTAGCACATTCTTCTGCACTCTTCTTTCCTACATCATCAGCATCGAAACAAAATACTACTTCATCGAACGTGTTAATGTAATCTAGGTTAGCACAGATTTGTTTTAAAGCACCACCTACACCGTTGGTTACGGATACTACTGCATACTCTTTATTCTTGTTAGCGTTCATCTGTTGTACAGACAAAGCATCTAACTCGCCTTCAGTTATAACAAGTCTTAAACCACCTGTCTGAAATAAAGATTGACCGAATAATTCTACATCATTCTTTACATCACCTATAGCAATAAACTTCTTGTTAGAAACTTCTCTACGTGAATAACCTACAGTTTTACCATTACGGGTAGTAGGATAATAATGATACTTAATAGTCTGACCATCAGTCTCATCATAACCTATCTTAACACCGTACTTATTAGCAACTTCTTTTGTAATACCTCTTTCCTTAAAACCTCTTACAGGAAAGTCTTTTACATCAGACACTGTTTCTAAATTGTCCATCTGTTTATACTCCTTATTATTATTATTAAATTGACTATCGCTATTTTCTAGCTTATAGTCTCCACAACCAAAGCAATAAGCACTATAACTCCCGTCATTATGCTTATATGTTGCTTTGTTGTCTTTAGAACCACAGTTACTACAAGCACCGTGATTCTGAAGCACACCATTTTCTTTCATTAGATTTTATTCTCCAGATATGTCTCGAGCCTTTTAACTATACCTTCCATCATAGTAACACACGCATCTAAGTTAGATTTGTTTTCTACTCTGTCTTTAGGTAATGATTCTAAAGCTCTTTTTGATTCTGCATCAATGATAGACCTACAAAGATTATTTAATGTAGTATAGTAACTACGCTTATTAGATGCTTGTATTTCTACTAGCACCCATTGATTAGCGTCTGCTTCAATACCAAATCTATCGTTTAGTTTATACATTATCTGTTATCTCCTCGACCGTGCAGAACTCCACGCTCTAAACGATCCCTTAGTTTAACCATATTAACTTCCGCTACTTGTTGTAACGAAAACCCGTGTTCAAACGATAACATAGTTACAGTCCATAGGATATCACCTAATTCTTTGATTACATTATCGTTGAACTCAACTAGATTCATATCACCTCTAAGAAGTCTTTTCTTTAGAGAGAATAATTCACCTACTTCTTCTGGCAGTTGCGCCCACACGACTTCGTCATTTTCATACTTAGCCGTGCTTAACGCTGCTGCTTCATACTCAGCAATCTCCATAACATTCTCGCATTTCTTTCTTAGGTTTCTTAGGATACATAGTATCTACATTCCACCTTTTCATAAACGAATCTATATCTTCCTTCAACCAGTTCCACTCTTTAGGTATAACTGTTTCTGGTTTAGCACCAAAGTCTAAAGGTGTTCTACCTTCTAAGACATTGATACGCATACGGATATAGTCGATAGCTTTATTTAAATCATCTATCTCTTTATCTTTAGCATTCATAGCACTTTCCTTGTGACCTGCTCTTGATATATACTTAACAGTATTCCATAACAAGAAATCAAGCTTCCAAGCGTGTGCTACTTCAGCTGGTTGATGATGATCAGGTAATCTATTGTAGTGTTTAGCACCAACATAGTCACCTTTTCCTTTTATCTTTTTCATTGTATACTCCTATAAATAAAAAAACCCCCTCAATTAAGAGGGGTAGGTTTAGTTAAAATACTTCTTCATCTTCTAAAGAAACTTCTGGTTGTTCCTGAATATCAAATTCAGTTCCACTAGTGTTATTACCAGTATATTCTACTAAATCAATTACCTGAATAGCAGTCAACATAGCTTTAACACCTTGTTGTCCGCCCATATCCCAAGGTATTTCCATGTACTGAACATTAGCCTTAGTACCGTTACCGATAATTAAAGGGTCAACGTCATTACCGAACATATCAATACACTTGATAGGCGCAGCTGGTGTACCGTCTCGCTTCAGACAGTTCTTGGTTAGCTTAATTAAAGGCTTACCAGTTTCTTTGTCTTCACGTTCTTTCTGAGCGTGTTTCTTCTTTACCCAGTCAGCAGACTGTTTAGCAGAACAGATACAATCAACAGACCATTCTTTAACATCTGAACGGTACTTAGTACCTGCGTTACTACCACATTTACACCATTTAAGTTCTACATTAGATAATATAGCCATTTTATTACTCCTTATTATTAAAGTTAAAAGTACCTGTTTGTATTACACTGGTACAGGCAAACCAGCGGATAGTTTCGGTTATAGGTACTTAAGAAGAGTTGGAGACTCACCTATAACCTCACTGTAATTAAAATAAAAAGTGGACTAACTAATAGAATAGGTGTGGGGTATTCTAGTAGAAAGTCCGTGACTGTTGAGACAATTTCCCACACAAAAATTGTTCTTCTCCTATAAGGGTGGCTTAGAGATTAAGCAAAGAAGTACTCACTATCTCTGATTAACTCTAAGTCTAAGTTACCTATATCAGGATGAACAATATCCTCGGGACAATCTCCCATTGTAATTTGATTCTTAAGATCGTTTAATATATCTATAGTATACATCTTAATAAATTCGTCTTTAGTTACGTCTATTAATTCATCGACATCACAAGCATGTACACTAAACGAATCATGTATAGCACCAAACGATTTGTTACCGTTATCTTTTAAGCGACATATTACTAGTGCCATATGAGCAGCGTCATAACTATGTACTACATTAGGACTAATACCAGAAGCAAGTTCGTGTCTTGCAGGTACATTAAGGTATTCCATATAAACGTGGTTATATTGTTTGTCGCATATGTAACCAGTAACTCTCTTTCTTTCTCGTATCCATTTCTCTGTCATTACAGGGAATCCACTCGGTGTTTCCCAATAGATATTCTTTATGTTCTTACTTAATCTATACTCTACTAATTGTTGTAAATAATTCTTAATACGCACTGGACCAGAACATATCTGATCATAAGCATCTACTAAGTCTTTACCTAGCTTCCAAGAGTCTGCTCTACTTAAATCATAGTCACCTACAATACCGCAATCATAACTATCTTGATAGATAATATCTGATATACATTTCAAACCAGCACTATAACCTTTAGTCATTGTGCCTCTCTTACTTAAACCTTTTCTAACTAACTTCATAGGTATAGGTGCTAACTTCTTACCTAACTTAGTACCCATATTAGCATCTAACATTCTCTGACCTACTGCTAAGTAAAAGTCTAATGATATAGCTCTAGGTATTAAGCCTACATACTCACCAGCAACCTCATCTCTACTCATTGCAGCGAAATGTTGTGTGCCACTAGAGTTAGCGTCTACAGGTATAGGTAACTTAGATACATAGTCTTCTCCATTAGCTAACACTGCTATTATTTCAAAGCAACAAGCAAGAAATACTAAAGGCTTCTCTGCATCTAACCACTTATACATATTCTCTAAAGGTTCTAATGCAATCTCTGTTATTAAGTCTAAGTTGTTCTCAGTCCAATTATATCTATCTACAAACGACATCTTATCTACTGATATATCTGATAATCTGTGTTTAGTTAAATGAGAGACATAATCTTCCTGAGTCCACTTTAGATTATCAATGCTAAATGTTTCATTGTAACTAGCTGCAGCATGACACCACAACCATTCAATACCTTTCTTACCTATCCGTTTACCCTCAGCAAACATCAAGTGACCTCTTGCTAAGTCATTAGACTGATAGTTAAAGTAAGGTTCTTTAGCATATACTCTCCCCCTATAATCTAAGAAGTAAGAGAAATAAAAAGAATAGTTTAACCATCCTGGCATATCTTTTAACCCGTGTATAGTATCAAGTATTCTTTTGTCTCTACTTGCTTTAGAGTGTTTTCTTAAACAGAACTGTTTGTCTGTCCATCTTAAGTTAGCTTCTTCGTATACTTCGTTTATCTCTGCTATTCGTTCTGCTAGTTTACCAATAGCTTTAGGAGACTTAAGTTTAACTTTCTTCTTTTCTAGTTTATTTAGAGTAGCTTCAAGAACTTTAACATCATTACTATTACCTCTTTCAGGTTCAAATGGTTTGCCATTACGTTTAAGTTCTTTACCTGCTAGATAAGCGTTAGCACCTGTCCTATCTATATCAGAACAATCAAAGACTACACCATCATCTAGTATCATACGAGTATTAGAATACATATCTCTTAGCTGTGCTGTAACTTCTGCTACATGCGGATTGATAATCCACTTAACAGATTCATTATGATTAACAGCTTCCATAAACTTAGATTTAGTATGTTCATCGCTTAGTTTGACAGAGCTTTTAATTAATTCTTCTTTAATACCTTTGTAGTATCTTTGTTTTCCTTTCCAAGTAGGATATCGTCTTCTTGATATACCGTTCTTCATCATAGGATTTAATTCATACTCAGCAAAGTTTCTGCCTGGTCTTAATAAGTAAGGAGTATAGTTTACTTTGTTTACTTTCTTTTCTAGCTCTCCTTCTTTGTTAACCCACCTATCTATTACTTCTTCTAGACTTCTATAGCCTTCTCGTTCTAGTATTAGTAAGTTAAGCTCTATCATAGCACCTATTAAACAGTCGCCTATCTTTAATAGACTAGGTTTAAACATTCTGTTCTGATTAGTGAGTATTCTCTCTGCAATAGAACCTAATGCAATAGATGTTGCTGTTAATTTAATTCTACCCTCAGACCTACTAAACCTATGTGTTAAGTAAGTAAGAGCTTCATCAAATACTAACCCAAGTCTTTCATCATCATCAATACAGTCTTGTTCTCTAAAGAATCTAACTGCTTCGCTGCGATTATTGTCTGAGTTAGTAAGTCTATCCCTGATTATACAGGTAAGTTTTGATATGTAATTTTCCACACCTTGTCTCCTCAATCATATAAACTAATATAAGTAAATCCTAACGAAAGTAATATCTTTAATGTTTGGGTTGAAGCTTTTTTGTTCTTGTCACACATATGTTTTGATGTATTGACTATGCAAAGTACTTCTCTAATTGATATTGTATTATTTGCTTTCATTAGGATTCGAAAATTATTATAACACAAAACGAAAATATGGTTATAATATTTTTAGTGGTAGTAGCTCCTCAAAGCCCCAAAGAATATCTCTTCTTACTACCACTACCTTAATAACATATCTATAAGTAAGAACACATAACCTAAAGATATACCATATATAATTGATAGCCATATATTATCTGCCTTCATCTTCTATTACTCCTTCTGGTTTAATTTGTGCAAGCATACCTTCTCTTGCATATCTGTTTCTAATCTTTACTGCTTGATCAAAAGTTAATTTAGAACCTGGTAATATACTACCATTAACCCATACTCTAAACCACACTTGTTGACTCTCTATTTTCATTTTCGTCTTCCTCCTCTTCATCGTAGTCTGCAAAGTCTTTTATGAATCTAAACCTATCATCTAGCATCATAATTTCTTCTGATTGATATTCATTTCTTTTCCATGCTTGATATATCTCCCATGGACTATAATCATTATCATTATAACCTACATAGTCACAGCCTGGTTCAAAGTAATAGTGTTCTATTTCTATTTGAGGATACAACTCTTCTAACTTATTCATAGCTGCTCTTGGTGGTGACCAAGCACTATCGAATGATAGTTGTATTACATAGTTACTACCTTTCTTATAGTGGTCTATATAATAAGATTCAACATCCCACTTAGTTCCCCAGTTATTTACACGCCAACTGTACCATCCTTCTCCTGATGCAAGTGTTGCTTCAGTATCTTTAAGCTTTTCAGGCATAGGTAGAATCCAGTTAAGTAGTTCGCCTTTATCAGCAGCTTTAACTAAATCTTTAGTAGGCTGCTCCTCCATATTATGAATTGTTACTTCATTTGCACACCAGTTAGGCATTATTATTCTCCTTATTAATATTGATTAAGTTCTTCTCTAACAGACTCTACCCAGTCAATAGGTAGATTTGTTCTGTCAGCTATCTCTTCATCTTCCATAGCACCGTTAGACTCTATGATTAACTCAGAAATAATTTGATGAGCATCACTCATACGCTTAATATGATTGATAGCTGTTATTGTAGAATCAAAGTATTTATCTTTCATTACACTCTCCTTAAAGCAAACTTATTATTAACTACAAAATCTTCTATTTTATCATCAATGTTTTCAGCAACATCTCTGATATGTTCAATATTGTAGTCACCTAATTGCTCATATACTTCATCATAAATTTTATTACTAAATTCTGATGAAAGAACAACCTTATCTACTAAGTTACTAAGCATTTCATCAGTAAACAAGTCATTAATATTAAAAGCTTCTTGAGCTTTCTTATTAATTCTTTCGTCTATAACTTTAATTAGAACTCGTAAAAGCTCTTTATCTGTTTCTGTAATCATATCTTACTCCTTATTATTATTAAAAACTTCACTTAATAAAGTGAATCGTATTTTGCTTGATACATACTATCGCTATCCGCTTCTAGTTCTTCAAGCTCTTCTTCTGTGCATGGTCTATCTGCTTTAATGTTATAAGCACTTTCAATATAGCCATCACAGAAATCTGGATAATCGTTTCGGTCAACGCCGCCAATCTCAACATCAACCACATCTTCCCATGTAATTTTCTTATTCATAACATCTCCTTTAATTCATCTTCGTGATAATCCCATAATTCATTAGCACGATTTTCTTCGTAGTATTGAATTAAATCGTATTGTGTCATACAGTTTAAATCACTTCTAATAACAGCATCAATAAGTGCTTTTTTCTCTGCTGCGTCTGCTAATCTACTCATTGTTATACCTCCAGAGCTCTGCTCTTTCTTCAAGTTCTAATTCATGTAGTATAAGACAATGTTCTTCAATCTCTACTACTAAGGTAGGATTGTTTCCTTTATCTACACTACGCCAGTTTTTAATGCCTTCACTATCAAACCACATCTCTGCTAACTCTAAGTCTGAGTATAAATCCCAGTCTTTCTTATCGTCTTCAGGTAAGTTACGATAGTTTGGATCATCAAATCTACAAGGTTCATTCATTGTTTTACTCCTTTATATATTTGCCTATTCTCCCAGTCAAACTTATATTCTTTTGTTTCATCATAAGTTCCTTCTAGGATTTCTTCAAGAGACTCTGGATGATTATCACGCAGCCATTCTTCATGTTCATCTAAATCACTTCTGCTTAAGAAATAATCTACTGCAACAGTCTCTTCTGCCTTATAACCTGCTCCTTCAAGAGCAGCTATAAGCTCTTCACTACCCTTTCTCTTAGGTATTCCTAACATAATAGCGTAGTTAAGTACTACTTCATAAGGTGCATTAGTATAAAATTGTTTCTCTATATACTCACCATATTGAAGGTAGTCGTTTACTTCCCATAAGTCCATTAGTCTTTTCTCCTTTCTCTATTGAAGTATTTCTTTTGTTCTTCTGTCATCTTAAGATAATCAGAGAATGGTATACACTCTCTTTTATTATCTTTGTCTGGCATCGAACACCACTTACCCGTCTCGTTCTTCATCTTCATCAGCATGAAAATCGATAAACGATTCTATCCTACTAAAACTCATACCAAGAGTTTCCCATAGCTCCTCTCCAATCCTACCATAATAAGACTTAAAGTTACTATATATTTCGTCACAAGCATACTTATAAGCCTCATTTTCTGTCTGAGCATAGTTAAAGTCAACCCATATAGTAGGTCTTTCTGACTGATAGTTTTCAAAAGCGAGATCATAAGTATTTATTTCCATCTCCATTTGAACACACAGTTCTACTTCCCATTGTCCCTTCACCAGTCTTCTCCTCTTATTTCTTTCTTAACAACACATACGTCTCCTACTACAAATCTATCAGCAAGAAACGAAGCTTTATCGTTATATGGCAGCTCTTGTAACAAGCCTTCTTCATTAACTAACATAGCGTCACCACTACGTAAGTTAATTCTTTCCACATAACCTCCTACAATCCCTTGAGCCTCTTTTAAAGAGGGAGATTGCTTATCGAACACTACAACTTTAGACATAATTGCCTCCTTTATTTTTATCTTCATTAGCTGTCGCTAACTTTTCTAAGTGTTTTACTACCTTAGCTAACTCACTATGGTAGTTCCCGTTCATATCGTTATTAAACTTATGAACTTCCTGTCTGCCTGTCTCCCATTCAATAGTGAGACTGGCTTTCCAGTTCTTTACTTTCATTAATCTTCTCCTACTAAGTTTCTTAATCTAACATCATTGATACGAGCAGCTATAACCTGATTGTTACAGTTATTACAACACTCGTTATCATCTTCTTCATTGTCTGTAGGACAGTTATCCATAAGAGGTTCTGGATTGTTTCCAAACCCCTCAAAGATATCGTCACATAAACAACATTTAAAATATCTTTTATCGTCTCTATAAATAATGTTAGGCATTATTCTTCTCCTTATATTTACGTTTTAAAAACCACTTATTCTTTTTAGCATACTCATCTAATGAAGTACAACAAGGCTTACGCATATAACAGCAATACTCTTTCTTCATCTTAGCATACATTGTATTAATGAAACCTCTGAAATTCATCTTTTCTCCTTCATCATCTCATCAATCTTCTTATTGTAATGTATAGTTATTGTGTTCCATAGTACACCACACGCAGTAATAACATGTGCAGGACTATCAGAACCCTCTGCTATCATACTACAATAATCCCAAGCCTCTTTAACAGTCTCTCTTGTAGACACTATACCAATCTCTTTTAGCTGCCAATCAAAATGAGTCTCTAAATCAGGCTCGTTAACCATACTAATGATTTCTTCTTTCATCATTATTCTCCTTATTATTTATCTTATTATTGTATTCTACTATACGAAAGAACTCATATAAAACATAGAATACTATCCCAGTAAAAACATAATCCCAGAACATACTCACAACCATCTTTTCTTAAGATACTGAGTATAGCTCTCGAAATACGCTTCTACTTTATCTTGGCATTCATCCCACCATCCTTCTACCTTATAGTAGTTCTGAACAGCTTTTGCCTCTTCAGGAAAAGCCTTAGCCAATTTCTTTAAGTTAAATGAGTCTGCTTTAAACATTAACTCAGCTAACTTACCTTCAAAGTCGCTTGTAAGTCTTCTATATTGATAGTTATATACAAACAACTCTCCTTTAAGCTCTTTTTGAGCATTAGCTACTTCTTCTTCATTCTGCATTCAATTTCTCCTGCATTAAGTCGTGATACTCTGTCTCAGCTTTATATAAATCTTTAGCTAAGACCTTCATTTCCCATTGAAGTTTATCTAACCTCTCTTTAGCAGC